CGACATTCGCAGCGGCAAGACGTCCGAGCCCAAAGGCTTCGTCGCCGTCAAGCTCTACAAGCTGCACCTTCGCCGCTGCAAGAAGGCAGCATGAGTTCCCTGGCCCGCACGCGCCCCACCGGCGCTGCCCCCTCTCGGCGTCCAGCCGGCGTGGTGCGGGCCGCCCTTTGCAATCCATTCGCCGCCGTAGTTTTCGGTGGCGCAAACGGGGCCGCGCCGATCCTGCGGCAGCATAGTCAAGGTGAACATCATGAAGAAAAATGCGCGAGCCGGTCCCAAGCAACTCACGCCGAAATACTTGATCTGGTAGGGCCGGTAGGCCAACAGAAAGTTGCACCACTGCCGGATCAGTCCGGCAGTGCTCAACCGATAGCGCATCGAGGTGCGCTGCCGGTTGATGCGCCTATAGCTCAACGGATAGAGCAGCAGAGTTCTAATCTGCGGGTTGCAGGTTCGAGTCCTGCTGGGCGCGCCAGTTGTTCGACGTATGGCTGTACGAAGTTGCAAGCAAGCATCGCGGACGCGGGTTCGATTCCCGCCACCTCCACCACTACGGGGGTGCATGGTTTCGACGGGATGTTGATGGGCAATGGACAGCTCGTGATGGCTCCTACGGTATCGGGTAGCGCTTGGTCTGGCGTCCGGTGCGATGGGCCGAACAATTAGATGCCAACGACAGCGTCTACGCAGTCCGCCAAGCGGCCTGATGCCTTCGCCTCCCGGGGTATTCCAACAGGGAGGCACTATTTCTCTCCACAACTGGTGATGAATGCGGAACAAATACACCGCTCAAATAATGGCGAACACAAGGCGCTACATCGCGCGGAATCAACAACTTGTGTTCGATTACCTGCTGACTCACCCGTGTGTGGATTGCGGCGAAAGCGACCCGATTGTTCTTGAGTTTGACCATGTGCGAGGCGACAAGAAACGCCCGCTAGCAAAGTTGATTCGGCAAGGCCTGTCGGCAAGGACCATAGAAGATGAAATTGCCAAGTGCGACGTGCGATGCGCCAACTGCCACCGTCGCAAAACTGCGCTCGCGCTTGGGTGGTTTCGGAATGGCGTTGCTCACGCAGCCTGACGTTCCCGCCGCCCGGAATGGAACCCAAGGGCGGCACCTTTTCAACGACCCCAACGTGAAACATGGAACCGACGCCCGCGCTAAGCGCGCAAGCATCGGCACGAACGTCCGAGCAATCGGATTTGGGGTCGCCTCTCCTATCGCCCGCAGCAACCACAATCAATCGACTGTGGGGTTTAAGCGCCTGCTGCGGGCGTCCTTTTATGCAGCGACTCAAACCATCGGTGTCAATCGCGCGCCGTCGCTTGAGATGGTCATCGGCGTCGCCGCACCTTTCAATGCAGCGTTCCTCGCGGAACCGAACCCGCATCTGCGGAAACATGCCAATAAGCACGGCCAACAAACCGGCGCGGCCAACATGCGTGCGTCTAGAGAAAAATTTGCGCGAGTTGCCGGTAACGCGCAGGCGATCCCCGCGAGCAATGCTGCACCCTTTCACTCTGCGCGACTCACTCCGCGCGCACCTAGCCCAGCAGCCGCGGGCATTTTTTTCTTTGCGATGCGTGAACTAATGGCGGGTGCGCGATGAGTGAATTTGACTGGCAAGCAGCTAGCAATGCCGTGTGCGACGGATCGGTTGTTGCACTCCGCTTCGGAAGCCGATTCGGTTCGTACGAATCACTGGCCCCACACATCCTGCATGACGACGGACGTTGGTATCTGACAGAGCCTCCGACATTGGTCACTGAGCCCGTTACGCACTTTCGCCACCTGCGGCAGATTGAAGTTGACGCCTATCACGACAAATTGCGTCGTAGCGCACAAAGGGCGGCACGGAAGTCGGCCGCATGACCCTACGCCACCACACAGACGCCGACCTGCAACGACTGCGCGACGCCAACTGGCGCGATCAGCAATCGTTGCTACAGCGCCCGAAGTCCAGCGCAGTCACTCGCACGATCAAAGCGCTGCAAGTTCGCATGGTCGAAATCATCGACGAGATTAACAAGCGCATCTCGATAGTAGACGACCTACCTTTTTAATTATGGCCACGCGTCCGCCACGCGCATAAAAAAGCCCGCGGCTAGGCGGGCTCGGTACAGCAGGGAACACTTAGGATGATAGCAAACACGACAGAAGTAGCAACACGCAGCGCTTACGAGGGCTTTCTTGCAATGAAAGCTCAGCAGGGTACCGGGTGCGGATTCTCTCCGAATTTCATGCCGGACTTCTTGTTCGCCTTCCAGGCGTCGCTACTGGAGTGGTCGATCACGCAGGGCCGGTCCGCGATGTTCGCGGACTGCGGTCTCGGAAAAACACCGATGGAACTGGTGTGGGCTGAGAACGTGGCGCGCCATACCGGCGGTCGCGTATTGATCCTGACGCCGTTAGCCGTCACTGCACAGATGGAGCGCGAAGCGGAAAAGTTCGGCATCGGCGCCAAGGTTTCGCGCGACGGTACCGTACATCGCATAACGATCACGAACTACGAGCGGCTCCACTACTTCAAGCCGTCCGACTTTGCGGCCTGCGCCTGCGATGAGTCGTCGATACTCAAGAGCTTTGACGGCAAGCGCAAGGGCGAGATCACACAGTTCATGCGGAAGATGCAGTTCCGCCTGCTGGCGACCGCGACGGCTGCGCCGAACGACTACATCGAGCTTGGCACGTCTAGCGAGGCGCTCGGTTACCTGGGCCACATGGACATGCTCAACCGATTCTTCAAGAACGACCTGAACAACAGCGCCACCGGTCGGCATTGCGGCGAAGTGGCGAAGTGGCGATTTAAGGGGCACGCCGAGTTGCCGTTCTGGCGCTGGGTCTGCTCATGGGCTCGCGCAGTACGCAAGCCGTCCGACATCGGATTCACTGACGGCGCCTTTAATCTTCCACCATTGCTCGAAAAAGAGCACACGGTCGAGGCGTCAACGCTTGCCGATGGGATGCTCTTTGCGCTTCCTGCTGTCGGCATGAAGGAACAGCGCGACGAACGACGTAGGACGATCCAGGAGCGGTGCGAGAAGGTCGCCAGCCTCGTCAACAATACGGGAGAGCCTGCGCTTGTTTGGTGTCACGGAAACGACGAGGGCGATGCGCTGGAGTCGTTGATACCGGATGCCGTGCAAGTTGCCGGGTCTGACAGCGACGATGCCAAGGAATCTCGCTTGCTTGGGTTTGCTGATGGCAAGCATCGCGTACTGATTACAAAGCCAAAAATCGGCGCTTGGGGTCTCAATTACCAACACTGCAATCACGTAGTGACGTTCCCGTCGCACTCGTTCGAGCAGTACTACCAGTCGATTCGGCGCTGCTGGCGCTTTGGCCAAACGCGGCATGTTACGGTTGACATCGTTACCACGGAAGGCGAGCGCGGAGTGTTGAAAAACATGCAACGCAAGGCCGCGCAGGCTGAACGCATGTTCGCCAATCTGGTTGCAGAAATGAACGGCGCTATCGCCATCGGCCGCGCGTCGAACTTCACAAAGTCGCAGGAGTTTCCGAAATGGCTGTGAATTCCCAGATAATCACCAACCGCTACGCCATCTACAACGGCGACTGCATCGAAGTCATGCAGGCGCTGCCGAAAGAGAGGGTGCATCTGTCGGTGTACTCACCGCCTTTCGGCGGGTTGTACCACTACAGCAGCAACGACCGCGATCTATCGAACTGCGACGACTACGACCAGTTCTTCCAGCACTACGCTTTTGTGGTCCGTGAGTTGCACAGGATCACAATGCCAGGACGCATCACCGCCGTGCATTGCATGGACGTTCCGCGCAGCAACAGCGGGCGCGACAGCTACCGCGATTTCCCCGGAGACATCATCCGGCTACATGAGGCAGAGGGTTGGGAGTACATCGCTCGGCATGCGATCTGGAAGGAGCCGCTGGCCGTTCGTCTGCGCACGATGCAGAAGAACCTCGCGCACAAGACGTTGATCGACGACTCGACCCTGTGCGGCGTCGCTGGGGCAGACTACCTGCTGATCTTTCGCCGGTCCGGCGACAACCAGATTCCGGTCTTTCATCCAACCGGATTGATGGAGTACTACGGCGAGAAGCCGCTGCCGGCCGATTGCCTAGCCTACCGAGGGTGGACCGGGAAGCAGACAGAAAACAAGTACAGCCAGTCCGTCTGGCGCCGCTACGCATCGTCGGTGTGGGATGACATCCGCATGCACCGCGTACTGCCGTTCCGCGAGGCGCGCGAGTCGGATGATGAAAAACATGTGCACCCGCTGCAACTGGACGTGATCGACCGTGTGACCGTAATGCGCAGCAACCCAGGCGAGACGGTTTTCACGCCGTTCATGGGTGTCGGGTCCGAGGTCTATAGCCCGCTGATGCTCGGGCGCCGCGCCATCGGCGCAGAACTCAAGGCGAGCTACTTCCGTCAGGCCGCGAAGAATTGCGAGCTTGGTGCGAAGGGCGTGTTGTTTGATGTGCAGAACGAAGACTTACTTGAGGGGATGGAAAATGAAATTTGACGACACCGACCACCAAGCATTTGCAGATCTGGCGAAGTCATGCCTGATCGAATTCTCGTCATACGCCGATCTTGCGAGCAAGCTGGAAACGCATATCGAGAGTCTTGACGATTGCATGCGGCTGGCTGAAAACGAAGCCGAAAATGCGCGCGAAGATGCCGAAGACGCCAACGACCGCGCCGCAGGCTTCATCGAGTTCACCCGCGACCTGTACCGCACCTTTGGCCCGCATTCCTTCTCAAAACACACTGACGGCGACCTCGCCGCCCTCGTCACATCCGCCCGCGAATTGCTCGCACGAAATGGAGTCAACCCGTGAAACTCACCTGCACCAAGGCCGAACTTCTCGCGCCACTGTCGCGCGTCGTCGCGGTCGCCAATCCAAAGTCAACGCTTCCGATTCTGGCCAACGTTTTGCTCCGCGTATCCGGCGGTCGGCTTTCGATGACGTGCTCCGATCTGGAGTCCGAGCTAGTCGCGTCGATTCCGGTTGACGGCCCCGATGGCGCAATCACGGTACCGGCGCGCAAGCTGCTGGATGTGGTCAAGGCAATGGCCGATGCGCCAATCAGCCTGGCAACGGACGGCGAAAAGCTGATCGTGAAGTGCGGTCGTTCGCGACATCAGCTCGTTACGCTACCGGCGAGCGAATACCCGGCCAACGAGGCTGAAAAGTACAGGTCAACAGTTACGGTTGACGCCGCAGCGCTGCGCGGATTGCTCGATCGCGTAGATTTCGCCATGGCTGTTTCAGACGTCCGTTTCTACCTCAACGGAACCGTGATCGAGATCCGCTCTGACGGCATCCGGTGCGTTGCGACTGACGGTCATCGTCTGGCCTACGCTGGCGCCTCTGGCGAGGTCTTGCGCTCGGTCATCGTGCCACGCAAGGCCGTGATCGAAATTGCCCGCATGCTCGATTCTGGCGCCGTCGAGATCAGTATCAGCGAGCGCGCCATCCGGGTGACGTGTGGCGATAACGTCGCGACCTGTCGCCTGATCGACGGCCGATTTCCAGACTACGAGCGCATGGTGTCAAACCAGCCAATCGTGGCGTCGTGCAATCGCCTGGAGTTGATCGACGGGCTCAAGCGCGCGGCGGTTCTGGCTCACGAAAAGTTCCGCGGGATTCGCATGGAGTTCGGCGACGGCATCAAGATCACGTCCGGCAACGCCGAAAACGACGCATCTACCGAGATCGTGGATGCGACAGAATGCGCGCCACTGTCGGCCGCGTGGAAGGTAGATTATTTGATGGACGCACTCGGCGCGCTGACGTGCGAAAGCATCCAGATCAACGCTACTGACACGTCGATGCATTTGACCGATGGCGAATCAGTGCATGTGATCGCCTGCCTTAGGCTGTGAATTGACGCTCTGCCCGTCCGTGTCTTGACGAACGGACGGGACGGAGTAGAGTGTGCATCTCAGGCCGTGAGAAGCCTTGATCGTTCGGAATGACCAATGAGCCCATACCAGCCAACACCGCCCGCAGTCCCTCTTTCCGCAGCGCAAAGCGCGGGTTCCGGGGATTCTCACCTGCGCGGCGGTGTTGCCTTGTGGGGGTTTCGCATGACTGAACCGCTTACAGTTGATGAATTGTCGCTGGACAAGAGAATCGCCACGCAGTTCGCATGCGTGCGCCAATTCATGGCCGCAGGCATGCCGGACTTCGCGCGGATCGCGTTCGCGGCCATTGCGAGGATGGTTGCCTCGCGAACGCAGGCCCACGTCGAGAAGCTTGAGCGCGCCAAGGGGCTTCGGTAGTGGCTCGAATCAGGTCGATCAAACCGGAGTTCCCGCAGTCAGAAAGCATGGGCCGCGTGAGCCGCGATGCACGCCTCTTGTTCGTGCAACTCTGGTGCATTTGCGACGACCACGGGAGGACTCGCGCGGCCTCGCGAATGCTCGCGAGCCTTCTGTTCCCATACGACGACGACGCCCCGAACCTTATCGACGGCTGGTTGAACGAGCTTGTACGTGAAGGCTGCGTTCGCGTGTATGAGCACGATGGCGGGCGCTTTCTGGAAATCCCTAACTGGTTGAAACACCAGAAGATTGATAAGCCAAGCAAGCAACAATTCCCAGCATTCGGAGAATCCTCGCGAATCCTCGCGAGTGTCTCGCGAACAGTCGTCGTAGGAATGGAAGGGAAGGGAGGGGAAGGGAAAGGAAACGAGCTTCCGCCTTTGGCGGGCGAGAAACCGCCTGAAGAGCCAGTACCACCAAAACCACCAGAGCAGCCAGCGGAGCCGGTTACGCCTGACCCGATCTTCGGCGTTGGCCTTGCCTTCCTGATGGCAAAGGGCGTCCCCGAGCGAAGCGCCCGAAGTTTCCTCGGGCTGCTGCGGAGGGATTGTGGGTCGGATCTCGTGGCGTCTGGCCTGCTGACCCGTGCCGAGCAAGACGACATCAGCGACCCGGTGGCGTGGCTCACCAAGGCAGCTAAGGCGAGCAAGGCCAACGTGGCGCAACTGTCGCTGGTTCCGGTCGCGCCCGAGCCCGTCAAAGCCTCGCACCAGCCACTGAGGCACACACCCCGTGGATAACATCCTCGACGCGGAATGCTACGTGCTCGGCGCGATGATGATCGGCGGCGAGAAGGCGGCGGGAAAAATCGCGCACCTACACGCCGAACATTTCACCGACATCAAACACCGCTGGCTGCATTCGGTGCTGGTAGCGCTAAATGCAGACC